NGATACTCTATTTATAAATCTTTGAACCCAATATTGAGAAGGTTGACCTGTTGCTGTTTTATTTGAAAAAGCTGAATACTGTGATCTGTTTACTTTTGATAAAGGTGAATCTACGTTAGCAGAAGTCCTGTAGCTAGACTCTAAAAGATCTGAAGCCATGTTAACAAAATTATTTACTGAATCGTTTTGTGCATGAGAAGCAGCAGTTGTGCTGTCTATTCCTCTATCTGTAACCGCTGATAAAATTAAATTATTACCTGAGATAGAGCTATACTGCATTATTTCATTATTGATTTTTATTTTTCCAGAGTCAGGCATCTGGGCCACAGAAGCAACTGGAATAGTTAAAGCAGTGGCATTTATTGCAGAGGTTAAAGTAGTTGTAATTCCATCAGAAGTACCATCACTTGGTGATCTAAAAATTACATATTCGTTTTGACCATTGACTAAACTAAAAGCGTGTTCTCTAACTTGCCAAAAATGAATACCTCTATTGTCCCATTCTTGAAGCATTATGTTTAATGATCTTCTAGCTGAACGCAGGTCATTACCTGAGTAATCAAAAAAACCTAATCTTTCAAAAGCTTCAGTTATAAGATCATCGATCGAGAATGTTTTCTCGAATGTAGTTGTGCCTGAAAAAGCCAAGGTGCCTCCTACGAGTTACTTCCGCCGCTATGAAAAACAGTTATAGCTGTAATCTGTTCAGTAGTAAATCCAGAATAAACATCTGTTTTAAATAAAATTGGTACAGGGAAATTAACTGTCATATCATGAATATGAGCACCCTTATTTAATTTTACTTTTGATGTTCCACTTGCTCCACCATCTTTAAGCTCTAAAACTCCAGCTGCGTTAGGACCAGATATATGAACTCCATATACTCTAGTTCTTCCAGTCTGAACAGTTTTAGTTTCAGTAGTTACGTTAGTTGCAACTCCATCAATTGCTGATCCAAATGTTGACATAATTTAATCTCCTTAAAATTTATATGTGGGGCCGAAGCCCCACACTAATTATTTATTACGTATCGCTAAATGGTGTAACAATAGTTCCTGATCCTAAAATCAAAGTATTGTGCACCAAGTATTGAGCAGTTTCTAACGCTGTAACTTGAATTACAGATCCAACGATCCCACCTGTAGTTGTTCCATTCATAGAAAGAACATCATTAGATGCAGCAGGGAAGAAAGCTTTTTTAGCTCCATCATCCACTGCGATCATAGCTGCACCTGTGAACTTGTCAGTTCCGTCAGTTATGATTTGAACATCAGTTGCTAATGTATCTATATAAAAATAAAAACTTGCACCAATGTTGTTTGGGTTGTTGTAATCAGTTGCTCCTGCAGCTGCTCCATTAGCGCTAGCGTTAATTGAAGGTAGTGCATAGATACCATCTGCGTCTTGTGAAATTAAAATTCTTCCAGCATGGTCGTTAACAGTTAAAGCTAAACCGCTAGCACCTAAGCCAGTAGAATTAATTGTTTTTGTTGCTCCAGGGCCTGTAGTTATAAAGCCATTTTTAGAAATGACCGGTCCTGAAAAGGTTGTATTTGCCATAGTATTATTCTCCTAGTTTCCGTCTACATAGTCTCTAGGCCGTCGACTGTACGCGTCTATGTAAACTAATTAAATTATACAGTGGTTTTTTTATATACTAGTTTTGAGTAGAGTGCAAGAGATCCTGCAGTGTGGAGTGGATTTTTCCAACGATGTAGCTTTTTAATTAAGTAGCTACGGAAACTTGCGGAGCAGAGTCTTCAACTTTATTACGCATGTGTTCTCTTTGCGCTTCTGCCATCTTAATATGACTTAAAACATCTCTAACTTTTCGATCTATTTTAACCATATTGAGAGTATATCTACCCTCTTTAAGATGCTCTTGCTCCCACTGTAAGTCCAGACCCCTCTTTTGCTTGTAAAGGTCGTTTAAGTGTTGCATCATTTTTTCCATCGATAACCTCCTCATAGGTTATTCTATTTATCTTGTCACTATAAGAGTTTCCAAGATTTTCCCAAACTATACTTTTTTCTCCCAACTTGTCAAGTATAGCCTGTTCTAGTGAGGCTGGGTTATCATCAGCTACAACATTAAATTTAGCGTAATGATCATACGCCCAGATATTTACTAGAAATTTTACCATTATTCTTTCTTTCATAGAATTGTGGCGAGACTATGTCCCGCCACAAAAAATTACGATTAACTTGCTCCTGAAGATCCGAAGATACCTCTATAGTCAGATACACCGAATCTGTATCTTTCTCTAGCTTTGTATCTTACGTTTCCAGTATCAAAATCACCTTCCATTGCTGTTCTAATAGGTGTTCTTTCAAAATACTTCATTCCGTTAGGAACATCAGTAATGAAGAAGTACGCATTAGGATCAGTTAAGAAATTGTTCACTCTGTAACCTTGAGGAACCATTCCCATAGAAACGATTGCATTGATATCGTTATCAGCAGTGCCAGTTCTACCTTGAGACTTCATAAGTCTTTCAGCTTGGAATTGAAGCTCAGAAGGAACGATCATTTTCATTCCTCTAGCAGCAATTTTAAGACCTCTTTCGTCAGTCATTGCAGCGATGTCGATTAAAGACTGCTCCAATGAAGTTTCGTTAAGGTCAGCCTGTGTAGCCAAAGTGTTTGACACAGTTCCAGCGATCGTTGGGTGAGCTGTACTAAATAATTGTACACCATCTCCAGAAGTGAAACCACCTCCGAAACCATTGATCAGTGGATTTACTGATTTGATTTGTTTAGTATTCGCCATAGATCTAGCTAGCGCTTTTGTATATCTAGACGCAAGTCTGTCATACAAGTTGTCCTCAATCGCTTCTTCAGTGATTGCGAACGCAAGCGCAACAGTTTCCATAGTGTATCTAGCTGTGTAAGTCTCTTGAGCATTGTCAAAAGTTACGCCAGAACCTTCAGGTTTAACTGCAGCATTAGCAAAACCAGATAACATAACTTCTTCTTCAAACGCTCTGTCTGAAGTTTCTGTTGTGTAGATCTCAGCATGCTGATTCTCATAACGTTTATATTCCAGTCCGAATAGTGCATTCAGGCCTGGTTCTAGTTCTTTAACTAGTTGTCCTCGTGATATAGCCATGTTTTTTCTCCTATTCTAACTATTATATTCCTGCCGTAGCAGAGTTGTATATGTGTTCGTTAATCATCACTACCCAATTAACATAACCAGATGCAATATCGCTATTGTCTATGTTAGTTGATGGACCTATGATTTTTAACTGACCACTTGTTGTTGATAGCGTACCATCATCTAACATTGAGTTAGACACAAAGTTTGCTGCAACACCTGCTGAAACAACGATATCCGCATTCATGAATACATCAGTCTGCGCTGAAGCAGTTGATATATCAGTTTGGATTTCGAATCTTTCATAAGGGTCATCACTTACGAATGCTACTATATCAGATGCTGCAACTTGAGCATAATGATTAGCAAACGTAGGCTTACTTGTATTTGGGTCTGTGTAGAAAACACCATTAAGTGATCCAAGTAATCTGTCTCCGGCTGCGGCTTGTTCGATAACTCCGCCAGCAACTGGTTTTACAGCGTCTTGAAAATAAATAGTAGTCGCATAGTTATTTGCAATACTATATTCACTTAAACCTTGGTTGTCTCTATTTTGACCAACTTTTCCGATCGCTCTTAGACCGAAAGGTTCGTTTTTATTTGCCATAGAGGCCTCCTTATAAATGTACCTGCCCTTGCGGGCCTCCAGTACGGGTTAAATGAACTTTAATGGTTAGGAAATTTTTTAAGATTTCTTTGAGCCACCAAAAGTTACACGAGTCTGTCTATCAATATCGATAGGCATACTTGGGTGCTCTTCCTTCATCAGATCATTATCCATTGCTTTGACCTTCTCATTATGCTGTGAAGCATAATATTCTTGTCTCTGCTTAATAATCTCTTCCGGTATCCTAGCGAGCAGTAGGCCGCCAACTCCGATCACTCCTGAATATTTCCCGTCTTCAATGACTGGAAATTGTGAATCTGGGTATTCATCAGCACGAACTAATTCGTATCCTTCTCTTAACGAGGCAGATACATTTTTCGTATCTTGAAATCCCATTGACTCAGCTCTAATCCATCTATGTTTAAAACCTGATAGTTTGACTCGCACGTGAGGTCTTCTTATCTATTGTATTTTCCATATGCTTATCCCTCCTTCGTGATATTTAATTGTTTCGCATACTCTTCGAGTGGCACACCTAATTTTTTGGCGATAGTAACCTGTGATGGTGTGAGCCTCACAGTTTTGCGACCAGTTTTGGTACTTCGCTTCGCCGAAGCTACTGTTTGTACCGGAGCAGGTCGTGTATCTTCTCCCGAACTGCTATTATTAGCAAATTTGTGCGGGAATTCAAGTCTTATTCTCTTATCTATTTCAGAATAATACTCATCACTCGATGGGTCAAAACCCTCTTGTTCAGTTAACTTTTTATGAAGATCAAACGCTGTGTAGGTCATAGCTGTATCTTGACCAAACCATGAATTTTTTTCACTCCATGCTTCAGCCTTAGGATCAGGTGAACCTTGAGCCGCTTGTTGTCTTCTTAAATTAACCTCAGGTCTTGCTTGTGGTTGTTTTTCTAGAGTTTCTCTAGCTATTTTTGCTTCTTCAAGTCTAGCTTTTTTAACACCTAACTCAGAGATAGCTGCCATTGCTTCTGCTTCAGCGTCTAGATCATTTGCTTCTCTAGCTGCTGCAAGTTTAGCTTTTGCTGCTGCAACGCCTGAAGTAACACAGAAAGAAAATTAGGTTCTATTTTTTTTAATTTTTCTTCTGTTTGTTTTTTCTCTTTGATAGTTCTTTCAGCGTAAGATAAAGCTTCTTCTTTTTGTCTTTCAGCTTCTCTCCACTTCTTAGTTAATTTAGCTATTCTTTTTTGTACACTATCACTGTACTGTTCTAATTCTTCTTTAGGTTCTTTCTGGTCATCTAATTTGACTTCTCTTTCATTATCCTCTGTTACAGGTCTTACAGCCGGGTTTTCTTCTTTTATTTCCGGTTGCTCAACTTCTGCGTGATCTTTTTCTTCAGGTAAATCGACATCCATTGCTGGACCAGAGGTGTCGATATCAACTGTTTTTTTCACTTCTTCAGTGTCTGGCATAGTTTCCTCCTATGTTGTTAATATTGATGAAGTATATCTTCAGGGTTATCGATTGTAGCTAATACTTCATCATCGTTTAGCAATCTAACTTCACCCCCGTCAATGTGTATTCGGCTGCCTGCATATCTTGCAAAGACAACCCAATCACCTTTTTTACACCAAGGACCTTCTGGAAATTTTTCTTTGTCATAACAATGAGGACCCATTGCTAAAACCAAACCGCATTGTGATGCAACTTGTTGTTTCTCCAAAGTTTCTTGTCCCAGGATTAAACCACCTTTAGTTTTTTCTTTCATCTTGAAAGGGAGAAGTAACATTCTCCAACCAGTAGGTTGAGGTAATTTATCTGATTCTTTTGATTTTAATCTATCGTAAGTTTTTTGTTCTTTATCTTCGATCTTTTTATTTTCTTCTTCGTATTTATCTGCCAAAGCATATTTAATCTTTGGTGTCT